TGGACGTACCCGTGACTTCAACGATGGTACTACCACGCTGACTAACGTGGTCAATCTGTATGTGTCACCTTTTGGTGAGTACAAGGTGGTCCTTAACCGCCACCAGATGTCCACACATGCGTTCCTTCTGGACCCATCAATGTGGCGTACCGCCGTCCTGCGTCCTTTCGCACGGACACTCCTTGCTAAAACAGGCGACTCCGACACCCACATGGTTGTTGGTGAAATGGGCCTGATGCACAAGAACCCGAAAGGCTCAGGTCAGATCACTGGCCTTAGCTAAGTCGGACTGAGTTGGCGTGAGGGGATAACGGGGGCTTTTGCTCTCCTTACCCCCGCCCCTCACCCACTTCCTCAAGGAGATACAAGTGAATAAGAAAATAGACCTAGTTGGAGTCAACAATGACTTCAGCGAAGAGGCTGACAGTCTCGTTAGAACGGACAGCCAGCACATCAGCCAATCCTTCCTAGATGATCTCAAAGATAAACGGAACGAAAGCACCAACCAAGTGGAAGGTGAGTTTCAGCATGTAGCAAGCATACCAGTAATCTTTGTCGAGAAATGGAAGAAGGAAGGCTTCGACATCATGGACGGCTCTATTCCCTTAAAAGAGATCGTGAAGAAGCTGAAGGCTGAAAACCTAGATGGATTCATGGCAACAGAAAAGAGTGTTTGATGGGTTATTCAGGTCCAAAGAAGTTTAGCAAGAAAGTTGGCAACAAGACCGTCAGATACGGTGCAAAAGGCTACAAAGTCAAAGCCGGAACCAATGCTGGTGACAACTATTGCACCCGTTCCAACGGACAAATGAAGAAACACCCAAAAGCAGCCAAAGACCCTAACTCACCGCTGAGGCTTTCACGCAAGAAGTGGAAATGCGTCGGCAACAAAAGCAAAAGGAGCAAAGCATGACACCGTGCAAAACATGCCCTCACAAAATGAAATGTAGGAAGGCAGGAAAGTGCCTTGGCAAGCATAAGAAACCAACCAGAAGGGGCTACTGATCATGGCTAGACGAGGCTTATATGCCAACATCCACGCGAAGAAGAAACGGATCGCGGCTGGTTCGGGTGAGAAGATGCGGCGGGTTGGAACCAAAGGTGCGCCCACGGCTGCTAACTTTCGCAAGGCAGCAAAGACAGCGAAAAAGAAAAAGACAGGGGCTTAGTCAATGAACTACGGCGATATCAAAAGTCATTTCGCTGACCTCCTCAACAGGTCAGACCTCACCGCAACCCTAACAACACGGTTTATCGACCAAGGTATCGCCCGTATCCAAAGACAGCTTCGTGTTCCAGCTAATGAGAAGTTGCAGACCTACACTATTACTAGCAGGACTGCATCACTAACTTTACCAACCGACTTCCTAGAGATCGTAAGTCTCTACCATACGACCAACGAACTTGAGCGTGTGTCGATGCGGCGGTTCAGAGAGCTTAGTGGTAGCACTTATGCGGGTGTTCCAATGTTCTTTGCAAGACAGCAGGAGAAGCTGTTTTTATACCCAGAACCTACAGATGGTAACTTGGTTCTTTATTACTACGGTGAGTTTGACGCGATGTCAGCCGATAGTGACGAGAACATACTAGCCAAAGTAGCTCCTGATCTCATCATCTACGGCGCATTAACCTATGCCGCCGATTATTACCTAGACACAAGAACAGAACTGTTCGAGCAGAAGTTCAATCAGTTTATGGCTGAGATCCAAGAACAAGCAAACGATCAAGAGTTGCAAGGCGGGACACAAGCAATCCTTCCAGCATACAGATATCAGGAGGGGGTTTATGAGTAAATCAGGCTTCTTTAACAATAGTGGCACAAGCTCAACTGTAGAGAACACAATTCAAGGCTCCGTGGACGCAGCCGCCGCATCAGCCGCAGCAGCGGCGTCTTCAGAAACAGACGCACAAACTGCACAGGCTGCATCCGAAGCTGCCCGTGACGCCTCGCAAACCGCTCAAACAGCCAGTGAGACAGCCAAGACTGCATCTGAAGCTGCGAGAGATGCAGCCCAAGTAAGCCAGAACGCAGCGGCAACATCAGCCGCAGCCGCATTAGTAAGTCAGAACGCAGCGGCATCCAGCGCAACAAGTTCAGCAGCGGATGTTGTCTCAACTAATGCGGATGTCGTTTCGACTAACGCTGACGCAGCATCCACTGCTTCAGACCGAACAGCAGCGGCGTCTAGCGCATCTTCTGCTTCAACATCAGCTGCCACATCGACCACAAAGGCATCCGAAAGTTCGACTTCAGCAGCTGCATCGTTAGCCAGTCAAAACGCAGCGGCAACTTCAGCGGCAGCGGCACTTACGAGTCAGAACGCAGCGGCGTCAAGCCAATCTGCAACGGCGGCAGACGTTGTCTCCACAAACGCTGACGCTGCATCTACGGCTTCAGACCGCACAGCTGCGGCCTCTTCGGCATCATCTTCCGCCGCATCCGCTGCAACTGCGACTACAAAGGCATCAGAGGCATCCACCTCTGCCTCAAACGCAGCCAGTAGCCTCAATAGCTTCAACGCTGTCTACAGCACAGGCTCTAGTGACCCGACCTCGAACCTTGATACCGGCGACCTATTCTACAACTCCACAAGCGGGGTTCTGAAGGTGTACACGGGAAGCGAATGGGAACAGGGCGTCACAGCTGGTTCTGGCTTCTTGCCACTGACAGGGGGCGGCCTCACAGGCAACCTTACAACGACTGGTCTGATTGATGGTCGTGATGTAGCAGCAGACGGAACAAAGCTGGATGGCATCGAAGCATCAGCAGATGTCACAGACACCACAAACGTAGTCGCAGCCTTGACCGCTGGAACAGGGATTACAATCGCTGGGAACGGAACGATTGCCTCAACAGCATCATCAGACTTGGTGGATGACACCACTCCCCAGCTCGGCGGTGATTTACAAAGCAACGGAAACGATATTGTCTTTGCCGACAACGACAAGGCCATCTTTGGTGCTGGGTCTGACTTGCAGATTTATCACGATGGCAGCAACAGCTACATTGACGATGCGGGAACTGGTAAACTCTTCACTCGCAGCAGTCAATTTCAGGTGCAGAAATACACTGGCGAAAACATGATTGTCGCGGTGGCAGACGACAGGGTTGACTTGTATTATAACAACAGCAAGAAACTCGCCACCACCAGCACAGGCGTGGATGTCACTGGTACTGTGACGGCTGATGGGCTGACTGTTGATGTCAACAATGCTGGCATCACAATGACAGACAGTTCTTCAACAGCGTTTGAGGCAATAAAAACAACCACCAGTGATGCCTTGCAGTTTTCATCTGGCGGCTCTGGTTCATTTATGAACTTCTACACCAATGCTGGCAATGAACGTATGCGCCTGACAAGTGCGGGTTCGCTAGGGCTGGGAACTACAACGCCTAGCCAAAAGGCTCATATTTACGGCGGCTCATTGTTAATTGATAATGGTTCAAGCGCGGGAACAATATACTTTCACGATACAACAAACTACATAAATCTTTCGGGAGATGAACTTCAGTTTGCAAACAACGGTTCAGAACGTATGCGCATCGACAGCAGCGGCAACGTGGGCATTGGCGTATCCAGCATGACGAATAAGTTGGTTTTGCCAAATGCAGCTTATTTTGCGATGCAGGATACTGGCGGCGCAGAAAGCCTAGCTATCAGGGCAAATAGTTCAAATGCTATGGAGTTTCTGACTGGCGGCGGTTTACGCCAGACCATTGACAGCAGCGGGAATCTGCTGGTGGGTAAGACGAGTGTTGACTACACAACTGTCGGATTTGAAGCGACACCATCAAGTTCATTTCAAGCCAATGCGATGACCGCTGACGGTAAAAAGGCGCTGTTGCTTGCTAGAAAAACGACCGATGGTGGCATTGTAGAGTTTCGTAAAGACAGCATAGTGGCTGGTTCAATTGGTAGTTTTGATAGCGGCGCAAACATATACATCGGGTCTGGAGACACTGGGGTAACATTTAATCCGACTGTGAACGGTATTTTGCCACACAATCCCAGCACTAATTCTCAACTAGATAATGCTATTGATTTGGGCTACCCCACTTATCGTTTCAAACACGGTTATTTTGCCAACACTGTCTACACAGCATCTGTTGCTGGAATTACTGACAACGATACTTACATCAACTTTGCTAACAATAACATAATGCAATTCATCACTGGCGGCAGTGAGCGTGGGCGGTTTAATTCGGCAGGAAACTTGCTTTTAGGCCAATCCTCAACTGACACCCCAGGAACAGGAAACACGACAACAGGAACTTCACTGCGTGGGCTTGGTGACGGTTTCTTTAGCCGTTCTAATGGAGAGGCTCTTTACCTTAACCGTAATAATGACGGTGGTATGATTTCCATTCGCCGAAGCAACAGTCAGGTTGGAGTCATTTCAGTCACAACTAGTGGCACAACCTACAACACCACCTCTGACATAAGACTAAAGCAAGACATCGAACCTCTAGTCGCAACCGACAAGCTGATGCAGATGAACCCTGTGTCATACGCTTGGAAGTCTAACCCTGACGGCCCACGCAGTATGGGCTTCATCGCCCAAGAGATGCAGGAAGTCATGCCAGAAGCTGTAAGCACTGGCGATGACGATGATGCGATGATGAGTATGGACTACGGACGCATCACACCAATACTGGTGTCAGCGTTGCAGGATGCGCACAAGAAAATCGAACAACTAGAACAGCGACTAGCTGATATGGAGGCTAACTGATGACTGCTTTTTCACCAGAGCATGAAGGCATTACTTGTCGGCTAAATCTTAATGGCTCAGGAACTGTCAGCATAAGAGACAGTTTCAATGTTTCAGGGGTAACCGACAATGGGGCTGGTGATTATACCACTGATTTTAGCACTTCAATGAGCAACGCAAACTATATGGCTCAATGTAACGGTGGGGTTAGAAGCGTGATATCAGCAGAAACTAGATTATACTCTATTTCAACAACCAACGTCCGCTTCGAAATGAATGAAAGCGGCGGTGCAATGACAGATAGTACGTTTGTTATGATTGTTTGTGCGGGTGATACTTGATGCACCTAATTGACTCATTGACAGAGGCAAAGCAGAGGCTTGAGCCGCATCGGACAGACTACGCTGTTGTCTACGAAGATATGGATATGGACCACTGTGCTGTCATGCACCCAGACCCTAATGCGATGGCTGCATTGATGGCTGGCGGTGTGTTCCCACCAGTATGGGTCTATTGGGAACTGGCAAAGGACGAGGCACAGCCTGACTTTAAACGTCACACTAGAGGCTACTTGATGCACGACACACCAAGAGAAGGTCCGAAAACAGAAGAAGAAGCCCTGTTGTATCTCATTATGAAGGATGTGCCACAACATATCTGGAGAAACTACGAAACCAGCAACAGCGTAAAGATGAAAATCATTAGGCGTGAACAACAGCCAGACAGAGAGTTCCGAAACGCTTGGAGAATAGCGGCATGACAACAATTATATCAGACAAGGACGGCAACGAGATTGCTGCCGCATCAGCCACAGTACCAAGCGACAGGCACTTCCGTAATGCTTGGGCTTTGGACGGCACGGTCATCACAGAGGATTTGGTAACAGCCAAAGCAATCTTTGCCGACAAGATTAGAGAAGCCCGTAAGCCGCTGCTAGAGGCACTAGACGCTGACTACATGAAGGCTCTTGAGTCTAGCGCAGACACAGCCGCAACCGTGGCTGACAAGCAAGCCCTGCGTGATGCCCCGACTGCTGGCAACGGGGCAACCACAATCACTGAACTCAAAGCAGCTTGGCCTTCATGCTGCGGCACAAGCCCATACGAGGAGTAAATTATGGCTAATTCATACACTTGGGACTTCCCAGCACTTGATGTTTGCAACGAGGCCCAGAACGGACACTCTGATTGCATCAATACAATTCATTGGCGTTTGACTGCTGTATCTGACAGCGAGACTAATGCTGAAGGTGAAGCACTAAATGTCACAGCCTACGGCACCGCTGCTGTCGAAACACCAGACGAGGGTGACAGTGACTATGTTGCTTTCGATGACATTACAA